ATGGCCTATCTTGCGATGCTGGTCCCTCGGAAGATAGGCCATGTGGAGACGGGCAAGGGGAACCTCTTTTATGACCCATGGCCACATAATAATCAGATCGAGGGGCCATTTAATGTAATGACAATTTTCCGCTGTGAACACGGACGGATTGCCTGCATATTTTCCCCTGCTTTCTGTCGGCGCCCAATATTCAAGGTCAATGCCCATGGGTACAAGATCAACCTTTTTCGGCTTCTGACATAAATCCTGCCATACCTGTTGAATACGGGGCCAGAATGTGACAACTGCATCAGCATGCGAAAGCCAATACTGAGCAATCATGAACGGATCGGACGCGCCGTAGCCTATATTAAGCCCTGCCTCAACAGAGGACTGAAATACATGCTCCGGCGTGCCGTGAGTTACATAAACTTTCTTAAATTTATCTCCATGAAATTCGTCCGGGATATGCTGATGTATAACATGAACATCGGCCTCCCTCGCCACATCGTAGACCGGGAGAAACGGGTTATATACACTTGATTGCAGGCCGAGGAGCCGCTCTACAGCGGACATCTCCTCGGCCACTTTACTCATTCCCGATCCAATCTGTTCTGTCCAGTGTGCTATGTTCACCCTTTATCTCCTACGGGTGTAAAGATGCTACTTTGCTGTCAAGTGTGCTAATTACCACCGACTGCGATGCATCCTTGCTGTCGCCGGTAGACAGGTTTGCCGAGGCGATAACACTGTTTGACACGGCCTTACTGTCGGATGCTGATGTCAGGGTTGAGAGCGATGTTGCCTTGCTGTCGCCGGTAGACAGGTTTGCCGAGGCGATGGTTGACAAGGACGTTGCTTTGCTGTCCGATGTACTCTTGTTGGTCGATTCAACGACACTGTTTGACACAGCCTTGCTGTCCGCGACCGATGCTGCGGCCTCTCCACCGGTATAGGTGTCGTGATCTTCTTCAAACTGTACCATTGCCGTATCGGTTGTTACATATCGCGCTACATAGCCGATTTCGGTATTGCTGCCCTGTGTGAGGGTGAATGTCCCATCCGCGCTGGCATATACTTTCTTCCCGACATCGGTGATAACAACGCCGGAAATGGTCAGTTTTGCAAGGCCTTTTGTGATGAGATGGACATTTATATCACCTGCTGCGCCGCTTGAATTATCCGCCTGTGCATCGGCAAAACCACGAAAGGGATCGCCTGCAACAAGTCCGCGCATATAACCGCTGCCGTCATCGCCGACTGCGGCGCCCTTGTAAATTTTTGTAGATGCTTTAACCGGTTTATCATCATAACCGGGGGTTTCAAACGTCAATAATGTATCTGCTGAAAGTGCCATAAATATTTACCTCCTTATTTTTTGTTGTAGATTTTGACAAGACCGGCTTCGGATGCCTCTATAAAAGCCATATAAGCCTCAAAATCATTGCTATATTCCGCCCTCAAAGCAGCATCCTTGCCCCATGCCTTCTTTGCCTTTTCATCAGAAGGCAGGTTTTCTTCGGTTGTTCTTTCTTCTGTTCCTGTAGCATCAACAGAATTCACAACCGGAGGCGTATCCGCGTTGTATTCGTCAAGCGCGGTTTTCCTGAGTGTCTTTTCAGCCTGTAAAACCCTGACCGCTGCCTGTTCGCCTGTGGTCTTGCCATCGTACTTCAATGATGCAATGAGTTCTTCGTGCCCCGGCAATATGCTTTCCTCAACGGCCTTAATCCTCGCCCGTTCCGATTCGGCCCCGGATTTAATTCCGTCTTCCACACCTTTTGCCATACCTTCGGAATACCCCTTATTAAAGGCTTCCTGTTCCATTTTGGATATTAAGTCAGGATATGCCTGTTTAAGGCTTTCTATTGTTATTTCCATTTTGCAACCTCCTTTTGGTTTCTTCGTTTATTCTTTCTTTTTCGAGCATCATCCTGCCGTCCTGTGACAGCATTTTTACGAGACGGTCAAGCGTGGATACACCGTCCACAAGGCCGTTTTCGAGAGCCTGATTGCCGATAAAGATTTTGCCGTCAGCCCAGGGAATCACACCGTCATCCGCCGGTAACTGTAGCTTTTCAGGTCTATACCTCGCCATTGTATTTGCAAAAATTGAATAGTAATAATCAACCTGGTCTTGTATATACTGCTTGCCCTCCTTTGAGAGCGGGGCATATTCAGAATCTATACGTTTATATTTCCCGGCATAGATTTCGGTGGTTTTGATGCCCGCCTTCGATTCCCATTGGCTGTAATCAACATGCGTAGCGACAACGCCTATTGAGCCGACCTGCGCTGTGCCATTGCCGATATATATCCTGTCAGCAGCGGCGCCTATCCAGTACGCCGCAGAGGCCATAAGGCCATCCACAAACGTAACGATAGGTTTGGCGTCCTGCTGCCTTGCATCATATATCGCACTTGCGAGATCCTCCGTGCCATCAACAGTGCCGCCGGGCGAGTCAACCACAAGTATAATTGAATTGACTTCTGGATCGGCAAACGCCTGCCGAAAATCCTTTATTGCAACCTGCGTTGATACCCCGCCGGAAATACGGGTAAACATATTCATGCGCTTTGCGATAACGCCGTTTAATTCAATCAGGGCAACACCGTCAACAACCTGATAAGGTTTTTGTTTGTTATCAAGAGGTTTGTTAAGCTGCGCCTCGATGCCTTTGATATCTATCTTTTCCCCGCGAAGATGGGTTGCATAAATTGCCTGTATCTCACCCAACTTCTCCGGCATGATCGCCCAGGGGCTTGTGAGCACATCAAGAATCCTCATTATCGCCTCCATCTTTGTTGTCATCGACCGGCAAATTGTTAATAACATTTTGCGCCGGACGCTGCCCTCTTGCGCCTATTCCGGCATCCGGGTCAATCCCTGCATCTATCATCTGTTTCCTTTCCTTTTTAATTTGTGCTACATTCGCATCCCAATCGCCGCCTATAGCAGATGTCTCCTGTGCCCTGGTACTTAATCCAAGTTCAAGTCTTTTGCCGGCGGCGCTGGCCTCTTTAACAGGGTCAATTTGTCCTTGAGCGGGACCTACCCATTCAGCGGTTGCATATGCCTTTCTGATAAGCGGGTTTGTAAAATATCCGGGCGCTGAAATTCTGCCTGATGCAACAGCCTCATATAGCCATACTTCGTAAATCTGCTGACAAAAATTCTGAGCGAGCCATTGCCGGCGGCCATTAAAGAATTTCCACGCCTCCAAAAGGGCGCTTCTTGCTGCGGAATATGAAGCGGTAAAATGCTTAATAAGAACTTCAAAAGGCAATTCGAGAGCAACGCCGATCTGACGCAAAATTGCTTGGACAAACGGGTCAAACGCAGCATTCGGGCGGGTGGGGTTTACGGTTGCAATATCCTCACCTTTTGCAAGGTCAATAATTGCGCCTGGGGCGAGCTTTACGTCTTTATCGCTGGATGTTGCGCCGGTTTCAGCGCCGAGCTCGGCTGTATCAAAAACTGATTCGCCGGATTCGGTCTTGATGAACACCGTAAGCATGCCGGATATGACGGCGGCCATCAGTTCTGATTCGGTATATCTGCCTATCTGCTTCAAGGATTCAATAACGGGCGCAAGATAAGGTATTCCCCGGGTCTGCCCGGGACGTAATTGCCTGAACAAATGTATAATATTTTTTAAGCCCGTTTTACTGCCGTATGCGGGTATAATTTGCCATGATATAGGCTTTTGCGTAATTGTGGCATATTGAAACTGATTACAGACATGATACGCAACAGGTGCGCCGTATGAGTCTTTTTGTATACCCATAAACAAAGTATCTGTATCGCCAATATTGTTGGCATTACATATCCTGTCGGATTCGATAAGCTGTAATTTCAGATTGTAAGGGGTATTGCCACGCGGGATCCGTGGGAGGTTTATGAATGATTCACCATTTTCGAGCACTTGCCTGAATGCAAGCTCCGTCAACGATGCGCCGTTGAGCATACGGGCTGCATCAACTTCGCATGTATCCCAGAACAAAGACCACTCAGATTCTGTTTTCGATTCCCATGCGTCGGCCTGTTCGTCGGTAAGATTGAGGATGCCCCGGTCAACGCGGGCCTGAAGCTGCAAACCGCTGCCAACAACATTCGTGCATACGGTATTTATAGCGCCGACGGCAAGCGGCATGTTTCTGATCATGTCTCTGCTGCGCTGGCGCAGATATGATAAATCGAATTGGAGTGTTGAGTCAGGGTCTGAATCCTGCGGCTTCCATTCGGATAACGCCCGGCGGGATGTGGACGCTCCGGAATACATGCCGGATAGCGCCATGGCCATCCGTGATTTTAACCGTCTCGCGCCTCTCACCGGATCAATGTAATTTACCGCCCGGTCAATAATATTTTCGGCAATTTCGACGGTTTTTCTTCCAGATCTGATTTTGAATTTCATATGGGTGTGCCCCCTCTGATGCGCATCCCACCCCGGGAAAGACGTTTGATCTCGGCGTCAAGTTGCTTCATCTGCTCATAAAGTTCCTGTGAGCGGGGCCGACGAATGCTCTTTTGATCCAGGCCGACGGCTTCGGCTTCGAGCGCCTTTAAATAGGCAGCGTGTACCGCCGTATAATCTGCCTGGGCATCCGCTAAAGTTCTTCCTGCCATGATTAGAAATGTAGCAGTGCATAAAAAAATTGTCTAAGGTCATTCAAGCCCATATCGGACATTGCGGAAGTTTTTTTAGGGGTCAGTTTGAATGATTTCAATAAGTTGGATGATTTTACAACCGTGAAAAAATGAGATTTTAAAAATAATTGTAACTATATGTAATTATTAATAATAAAAATCAAGCATTTTTCTTGCATATATTAATGTCTTTAAACTATACCTTTGCTGATTGTTCGTCGGGTTTTCCGCGTTTCGATTATTTCCGCCCGGTCGGTGCGGCCAGCTTCCACCATCGCAATCACGGACTTGCGATAAACGCGCAACATTTTGCCGGTTACTTTTGTGCCGGTTAATATCCCTGCATCAACGTAGCGGTAAACCGTGTCTTCATTAATACTCAAGAATTCCGCCACTTCATCGGGGCGCAGTAGCGATTTTTGGGGGAGATCTTCATATTTCAAATCTCCACACCTCTGCTGCGCAACGCCCGGCGGGGTTTCATCGATGTATATTGTTCCTTACTAACAGGGGATGGTTTTAAAAAATCCATATAGGCGACGCCGGAGCGGATCGCGGCGGCATAACAGTACACCTCCAAATCGAGCGCCTCGTTGCGGTCGCGGATTTTCACCCATTCCGTTTTCATAAAACCTTTTTTATACCTGGTCACAAGCTTTTCCGCTGCTGTAAGCTGCATGAAATAATCATCCTCGATGCCTTCGGGAAAATGCATATATCCCGGGCCGGGTTCCGTTTGGAAAAGGCGGCCATATATGGTTGATTTTGCAGTGTCTGTTCCTACAGGCCAAAGTTGGACGCCGTTTTTGATTGTTGCACCCCTGAAGGCAACCTCCTGATACGCTGGCCTGCCTATCACCGGCTTGCCGGATGACGAAGAGCCTTTGATTGCTATCACACGGGGAAACCGAAACCTGCAATAATTATAAACCGTCTGGGTACGGTGCCCCGAATCAACCGCCATCGATAATATTCTTAATTCATGGCCGTCTTCGTGTGTAAAGGGCCTGTTAAGGAGTATATCAAGCTGGTCCCACACTGAGCGTTGTTCGGTATCACCGAATATTTTTCCGTAATATATGAGCCATGATTCTTCACCCTGTCCCCAGG